TCTGGTGCTCCATCATTTGTATTTGCTGGTGCATTTCCAAGACGCTCTTCTACTTCATTAGCGGCATTTGCAAGCATCCCCATGTGCTTTCGCATTATCATGGTATTATCTGCTGGCTCGTCATCGCCACCGCACGGACTAGGCGCAGGTGAAGCATCATCATGTGGATGATTGTGGTCATCATGGTCATCGCCTCCACAGACAGAACAACCGCCACCCATTGGTGCATCATCATCAGATGACATTTGAGCGGGTTCATCAGACATACCGTCAATCATTTTTAATAGTCTGTCCATATCCTGCACAGAAGCATTTTGTATAGTGATATCCATTATACCATCCTTTTAATAGTCAAATTTTTCTTTATTTTTTAAGTACGAAACTAATCGCATTACAACCATATTATCATGCTCTAAGAATTCTAAAAATTTTAGTATCATATCAATTAAAATATAAACATGATTATATGGAACATGATCACCTTGTAACATCTTTTTAACGATGTTCATTAACCTTGCTCTATCTTGTGTGTCAAAAAACTCATTACCAGACAAAATTTCAATACGATTTAATAAAGTTTTAACTTTGTTTAAATGTTTTCCTTCTTCTGAGTCTGGTCTTTCATCTTGATCACCGCCATCTCCAACTGGATCAGCATCTTCATCTTCAACTGGTGGGAGTTCAATAACATCAGTTTTGTCTTTGTCGTCACCCATTAATTCATTTAATTTTCGGGCAAGATCTTTAATATCTTCTACTGCTGGATTACTTGTTGGTAGTACGGTATTTGTCATGCTGGTACCTCTGCACCTGTGTTTGCTTTTTCACGTTCTTTTCTATCTACTTCCATCTCTTTTAAGAAAGCATCAACGAATTCATTACCAAAATGCTCTGAACCATCTCCACTTGCATCTATTTCTTTTTTACTGTATTCACTTGAAGTACTAAGTTTAGTTTCGTATGTTTCGTTTGCTTGAGCCTCTTCTTCTTCTTGTTCCAATACATGATTCTTATCATTAACGATTAAGAAGTTTTCGTTTACATTTAATGCATGACATAAATCCTGCCGTGCTTTTTGTAAACTCAATGGAACATCAGTTGTGAACTCAACAATGAAAACTTCTGCGTTTTCAGTCTTAAGTCCCATTGGACTCTTTTGGATTATTGTTTTGGTAGGATTTTTAAATCCGTTTAATCCATATTGCTCTAAGTATTGTTTTATTTTACCTACGTTAGTTGAATCTGTTAACTCATTTAGAGCTAGTCTGAGTTTATATTCATTAACTTTTTTAGCCTCGGCTAGGTATGCGTTTAAATCTTTCATCAGTTTTTTAACCCTTAAATGCAGATAGATTTGCTAACAAATCATTTCTAGTATTTATAACAACTTCATCATTCATTACTTGTTTTACAACCGGGTTCTTGACATCGGATTCCAGTTTTAATTTTTTTAATTGTAGTTCGATTGTTTTCAATTTTCTATCTTGCTTGTTTTGTTTTGCAGTTATTGCGTTACCGAGCATTGTACTTGCAACTTCATATATTCTTCCAGCATGTCTGTCTTCTACATTATTTGCTAAATCCATTAAATCATCAAATGCATCAGTTGCTTTTTTAGCAAGGTCATCCATGTCAAGATCGGAATCTTGTAAATTTCTGACAGTATCTAATGCCGCATCAATTTTAAACCCAGTATCCATTACTTCTTGTGATACAGGTTCTGTTATTGCTGGTAATGCGTCATCACTTACTTCCAACTTTACATTATCTAAATTTACTTGCTCGTCTGTTTCTGCCGGGGGCAAATTAAACAGTTGTTCTAATTTTTCTGTCATTTTCCCTTTACATTTTTAAATATATCTGCCTCGGTTACTACTCTAAATTTCATGCCTTGACGTTTACACCATTCATCTGCAGATTGCCATTTAGCAACATTTAATACAAAAGCATTCCTATCAGTACGCTTTTGCCCTTCCATGTATTTACTCTGTGATTTTGGTTTGATTTCTACAATTTCTGCGTGAGATTTGCCGTTTTTATCTTTATAAACAATAAAAAAATCTGGTATGTAGTTACATATACGGCCTGTAAAAGGATTTCTATATGGAATTCTAGTTGCTTCTGATGCCCACTTTATTATGCCTGCATGGTTATCACACATCCGCATAAACACGAGTTCCCAACCAGAACGGTATTTGGGATCATGTTTTCCAACATACTTGGTTGGATTTGTTGGTGTGTAAATTCCTTGTTGATACTTTGGCATTTTTCATCTTAAAAAAATAATTCAGTTACTAATGGAGCATTTTGCTCTAAGTTAATCTTACCTATTTTACTAGTTAAGTTGCGACTTGAATTTAATTGCGAATAAATTTGATCATCAAAATCAATCGCACCTTGTACAATCTGAGTCGCTAAATCTTGGGCATTCATTTTTAATGTTTTTGCTATTAGGATTATCTCTTTAGCAAAATTTGTTACTACACTTTCGTTTGTCCCGTTATCAAGTAATGTTTTTTTGATCAATCCAAGTTCAATATCATCAATCACAACGACGCTATCACTACTCGTTAATAGTGTACTAACATAACTTCCTTCATTTGCTGTTGCTACTACTGCCATATTAAAATCCTAACCCGCATGTGGGTTTGGTGTTCCTGTTGATCCTGGTTTCTGGTCACCACTACTAAAATAATCTGAAACAGTATCATATAAACTGCTTGAATTTTTTGCATCGCCATGATCATATGTTGACCAATTTTCGTATGCAAAAGTTAGACTATATGTTATATATCCATTATCTGTATAACTTAAATCACTAGATGATATATCTGTAATTATTGGGTTATATAATATTGTACTAATTCGTTTTGGTGTGTTTTTACGAACATATGATGAACTTGCACCATGTTCTTTATTAATAAAAATTCGTCTAAAAAAGTACTTATTTCTACCACCCACATTTGCACGTGAGCGAATACCGTCTATTTTTGCTGTCATTTCATTATAGTTTGGTAAATGATAACCAAAAGCATCAGACGCAGATGTTATTTTTTCATAAGCATCTTCTGTTATAGACATCGCTTGTGTAATATCTGCTCCTTTGGCTCCAGTATTTGATAAGTCTTTATTAGAACCATCAAGATCTACTCTAAAATTTTTCCAGTAATAATTCAAGTATTGCATTATTAGCATTGTAATCGGATTATCACGGGTATCATAAAATGTAATGGTTACTGGTGTAAATTGAACACCTGTTTGTATAATTCTTTTCCTGTTGTATTGATTCAATAATTGATTATCAATTTGTGTTTGTGGTAATTGTACAGACTGTGGGACAAGAACGGCTCGTTTGAAAAGAGAACTTATATCTTGAAATTTATTTGGATCTGGGGGATCTGAACCAAATAATGCTTCTTCCCCCCATGCTTTTGCGTTTTCCCAAAGTGAAGTTTCTTCTTCACCTGCTTTAGGGTCATCTGACTGATTACTACCTTCAGGTGGATAAATTTCTAAACCTAAAGTCCATTGATATGCTTTCCTGGGTAAAGCGGTCGCAGAGGTTCCAGATGGAACCATATTATCAAAACTTTGATCTGCGTAATTACCCAGAATCTTACCTAAAAATGCCATGCATTAATCCTAATATAATAAATTAAGCGGTTGCAGAGCTATTAGTTGATAACACTGGTAAATTTGAGTGGCCAGTTAATGTGTTTATATTATTGCCGTCAAGTGTTCCAGCCTCATGACTTGCGTTGTCATATTGAATAGTTGTACTTACTTGTTGAATTGCATTATTTGCATAATCCATTTCACCATAATTAATACTACTAATAAAACAACCCGACATCTTCCATGACTCTAACACATTACTGTCTGAATCAAATGAATCACCATTTGTGCCGTCTAAAGTCTCAATAACCGTTTGAAACTTATATTGGGCTCCCGAGGTGGGGGCACTTTGGGCATCATGGTCTAATTGAAGTTGGATTTGTTTGTTAAGAGCAATAACAGATTCGTTGCTAATGTCATCTCTAAAAGTAACTGTAACAGTTTCCCATGTATGTTTTCCAACCATGAAAATTTTACTGTTATAGACATCAACTTGAATCGGATCGTAGCTCAAATTCGGCTTGCTTACTGACATTAATTGGTTACTCAGTTTTATCGAATTTTCTCCGCTTCCACCTAAGTTAACAAATGTTACTCTAAATCTATACGCCAATTTAGGCATAATAACCGGAGTAACTGTATTACCTAATGGTACACCAAATTTTGTTAAATTTGCCATGTAAAAATCTCCAACAAATCGTTTCTAGTATTTATTGGATTCTCCCAAAATGCATTAACCCGATAGTTTAAACCACCGGGCTAATTAAGTTAATATATTATAAAGTACCTGTATTTACTACACGTATTGGAATATAAATGAATTCTGCGGCTTTTGCAGGCTCAATAGCAACATCAATATATAATTCGTTGCGATCAATTCTGCCAGCCGTGTTATTTGTAGTATCACAAACAACTGCGAAGTCAAATAATCCACGTTTTGCGTAAATGTCTGCTAAGAATCTCTCTACAGCATTTCTAGCATTTGCACGAGTTAATTCATCATTTGGCTCAAAAGCAAATGGTCTTGCTAATGACTCGAGTCTTTCTCTAATATAAACTACAAGTCTTGCAACATTAACTCTATCCAATGCACTTTCTGCAGGACTTAATGTTTTCTGACCGAAAACAATTAAACCTTGTCCTGGGAAGTTAACGATTGGATTAACTTTGTTTGCATAAAGTGTGTCTCTTTCACCTTGGTTCAATGCTACTGCTACAAATTCGTTTTCATCGTCAATGTAGCCTACGTTAGTTGCATTGGAAACAATACCTCTTGTTAAACCTGCTGGTGCAAACCACGGAAATGCAACCTGGTCATTAACAGCATAAGTTCTAAGTGCAATATGACTTGGAGGAACAACAACTGTTGAACCATCGGTGTTTGTTGAATACCCTGATGGGTAGTAAACTGCCATTTTACTATCTTTAGTAATAAGGGCATCTTCACCGTTTTCACTTCCACCTGTTCCTGCCATATATGCAGTTACACCTGTTGGTGCTAATCTAAATGGTGTATCTATAACACAGAATGCAGTTTCTTTTCTATCTACACTCAATGCCAACATCTCGTCTGCACATTCTGGATAACCAGGGGATGCAATCAAGTTATATGTTAATGTTTCAGCTCTTAAGTTAGTTGCTACTAATGCCGCTTGCATTTTCTTAACAACTACTGCACGTTGAGCATTACGGCCGAAGTTACCGGCACCATCTGCTCTTGTACCACTTGCTGAACGCCACTTAAATGCACCTGCATTGGATGCATTATATTCTTTAACAACCAATCCTGAATGAATTAAGTTTACACAAAGCATGCCACTTGGATATAATACTGGATCTGGAGCATTACTATCCACTTCAGTTGCACCACCATTGTTTGTTTGGTCTGCTTCTGTTGATGTTAGGTCAGCAAATACGACACCATTTGGTGTGCTTTGATCTGCACTATCTCTAGTTACCCATACATTGTTTGCATACTCTTTAACTACTGGAAAACTATCTAAGTCTGTTGTATCAACCCAAATATCTCCTCCTGCTGGAGTTGCTGGTGCTTTTGTTCCAAATTTTGAAACTGCTTGTGGCACCCATCGTCCTGCAGATTGTTTATATAAGTCTAACTCGATGTTACCATCATACCATAATGTACCATCTGGGTTTGTACCAGGTGCACCTGTCGAGGATGCTGATAATTCATTTGCACTAGGACCAGTTGTAATAGCCTGACTGGCTGCTGAAATTCCATCAAATGAGCGTAATGCAAAACTTGCTTCTTCTGGAATTACTCTTGAATAAATCGATCCACTTGGAGGTAAACCACCACCAAGGACTGAAGCACTTACACCGCCCGTTAAGGCTGTGTCTGGTGTTCCACCTAATGTTACTGCTACAATTTTACCTGCTTCAATTTCTGCTGATGCAGTTCTATTTGTTACTCCACCACCACTAAGTGTGATTATTGGAACAGCAACATATCCAGAACCTGGATCAACAATAGTAAACGATGAAATATCGGAAATATTGTTTGTTGCCGTTGCAGTAGCACCTGTACCATTACCACCACTAACTGTAATGGTTGGTATATTAACATATCCACTTCCGCCAGCACTTACTGTAATGCCACTTACAAAACTGTTAATAACAGCCGTTGCGGTTGCAGGAGTTGTTGGATTACCACCTGATACTGAAACTGTTGGAATGGATGTATAACCCGTTCCGCCAGCATTTACGGTAACACTCTTAAGGATAACATTAATGCCAGCCGTTGCAGTTGCTTGTGAACTTGCACCGCCACCACTTAATGTTACTGTTGGTGTTGAGGTAAATCCTGTTCCAGCATTAACAATCGTAAATCCTGTAACACTTGCACTAATTGTACCTGTTGCACTTGCTGGTACTGTTTGACCACCACCTGTGAAACTGATTGTTGGTGCACTTGTATAACCTGAACCTTTATTATTAGGATCAACAGTTACACTTGATAATGGGCCTTTAATTGCGGCTACAACTTGAGCCGATACATCAGCACCACCACCTGTTAGTGTTACGGAAGGTGCACTCTGATAATTTGAGCCACCATTAAGGACTGAAACGCCAGTAACTTTACCATTAATTTTTGCTTCTGCAAGAGCATCGTTATTACCACCTAAAATACTAACTGCAATATTTCTTGCATCTGTGTAGCCTGAGCCGGATTGTGATACTGTAATACTATCCAATACACCAGTAATTGTTGCATAAGCACTTGCACTGGTATTACCAACTAATTGAATTGTTGGTGTTTGGTTGTATCCTGAACCTGCGGCCGATACGTTAAATGAGGCAATAGCACCAATAATATTTGCAGTAGCCGCACCGTCTGCTGTAAGGGTATCGCTACCATCTCTTACAATTTGTACGGTTGGTACTGTTTGGTAATTATTACCTGGTGAACTTACTGTAATACTTGTTAACTCACCTTCATATGACGAACTTGCCACAACGCCTGCACCACCTGCTGTATAAACAAAGCCAATTGCTGGTTTACCATCTAGGTATGTGCCGCCACTATCA